TTTGCTTAAAATACGTGAGGAGATTGGTAAGGCTTCGATTGAACAATTGCGTAAAATAGGCATAATACCGGGTGTTGACGACGGAGATACACAGGAAATAAAAATGCTTTATTATATGATCACGGGTGAAAAGGCAGATACAATGTCGTCAAAGTCGGGTGGTATGCTCGGCAAGATAATGTCGTTTATAAAACCAGTCAAGTAATAAAAACTATGAATAAAAACTACCGATCCAAGTCGCACTTGGTCCGATCCAACTGGATAAGTTGGCCAGCGGAGCGACATCATACAAGCACACCGTAAAAAAGTGTGCTTTTTTTTTTGTATATATCGCAACAAATAATTACATTTGAGCGTTGTATAAAAAAAAAGTTCTTTGAAACGCGGGTATTATTAAACAATTAAAAACAAAAAAAATGTCAAAAGACATGAAAGCGGTTACATCCGCAAAAAATCGTATTAAAGAGATAGACCAATTAATGTTCACTCTTGTACAGCAAACAGATTCTCTAAGGAGGGAACGAAACTTATTAAAATCGTTAATCGTAGATGATGGAAACGATAGTGATATTAAGGGAGTATCTTAACGACCGAACAATAGGTGATATCTATTACTGCCATAATTTTATGGGCAAAACTTTAGAATTACCCTATCAGGGAAACAGACCCTTTGTAAGTTGCATACCAGAGGGAGAATACATTGCAACAGTAGAAAACCATTCAAAGTTTGGATGGTGTTTAAGATTTCAGCGTGTGTTGGGAAGGTCTGGTATACTGCTACATGTAGGTAACAAAATTCATGAGACTACAGGCTGCATACTTGCAGGTACTTCTTATTTAACTAAGTCAGAGATGCTAAGATCATCACGACATTTTATCAATTTATTAATTAATAAAATTGGACCGGTAGGCACCAAAGTAAAAATTCGTATTTATGAAAACATGGATTCTAAATCTAGTAAAAACCATTGTGATTGAAATAATCACATCAGAAGACATCATTAACCTTATTATTAACGCATTAAAATCAAAAGATAATGACAAAAAGTAATCTAACAGATGAAAATCCTTTAGTACAGGAAACAATCAATCAAAGACGTAAAGAGTTAGTCGAAACATTAAAAACGGGCGTTGCTTCTTTGTTCAATTTACTTGAACAAAATGACAGCGACGAACAAAAAAAGAGTACTCAATTCTCAACAAATATGTGCTTATCAGAGCTTTATCGATCAATAGCATATTGGGAGAGTAACCTTTATGATGTATCAACAACTATTCAGAAATCTTTAAACAGTACAGAAGATGCAAACAACACTATCATTACCACAGAGTAACAAACTCAACAGGCGGCCTGTTAAGGTCGCCAAAATATCAGGTCGTTCTATTACGCAACCAAATCTAGGTCAAACAGTAGGACAAATCATTGACAAAATTCAAAGAGGACAAACAATACCACAAAGTATGCCTTTGTTTTTTGGAGATAAGTTACCGGAATTAATAGGATTTGAAAACATGTCAAAACTTGAGCAAATTGAATATGCTAGAGAGTTCAGAGAACATGCGAAAAAGCAATACGAAGATGCAGAAGCAGAAGCGAAAAACTTAAATCTGGAAAGTCAAAAAGCGGCGGCCGTTGCCGCAGCTCAGCCATAATCCCACTTGGTGTATTATGGCTAAATGACACCAGTCATTTAAAAACAATTTTTAATCACTATTAAAAACAAATATTGTGAATATATTTGAAAAACAAAAAGAGTATCAAAATCGTGTACAGGGTAACTGGTTTGATATGTCACACACTCATAAAACATCAATGCAAATAGGCCGGCTTTATCCAGTACTTGTAGAAGAAACACTACCAGGAGATAAATGGCGAATGCAAACATCAAAGATGGCAAGGGCTTTACCAATGGTAAGTCCAATGATGCACAGAGTTACAATACAAGAACATTGGATCTATGTTCCTAATCGTATTATCTGGAAAGGATGGGAAGAATACCTAACGGTAAGACAGGAAGATGAAGTACGTCTAATGCCAGTAATGAATTGGTGGGATTTATCGGTAATTCCCGATGATTATAATATTAATCAATCATTAGGTGCATATATGGGTCTCCCACAAAAGCCTATATTATCGCCAGATTTACCTGTATCTGCGTTACCTTTAGCTGCCTATGTATCTATCTGGAATACTTATTTCAGAAATACTCAAATTACCGCTGAGTTGGAATTCAAATTGTTAGATGGTCTTAATGAATTTCCTACGGATGTAAATTATAGTTATAATCTTAAACCATTGGTAGTACTTTGGAGACGTGATTATTTTACAAGTGCTTTACCTTCACCTACATTAGGAATAGACGTTCCCATAATGGAAAGTGGGGTAGTACAATTAAATCCAACTAGGGGGGCCACTCAATATAATAAAGTTATTCAAGCTGATGGCGGTGGTAACCCTTCAAATGCTGCATACGTAAGAGCTAACTTCGGCGGAAGTGATTCTCAAATGTATGACGCTAATACAAATGAAAAACTAGTTATTGACCCCAATGGCCAATGGCTTGTTAATGCTGGAACAATAGAAACGTTAAAGTCTGCATTTGCTTTACAATCATATCTTGAAAAGGAAGTAAAAGCCGGAGGATTATACAAAGATTCAATTAATGCTCATTGGGAAGTAGAGCTACCAGATTATAGAGTTGCATTACCTGAGTTTATTGGAGCAAATTATCAAAATTTAGTAGTTTCTGAGGTACTAAGTGCAACACAAAACGCAGATGCTAATCTTGGAGAAATGGCAGGACACGGCATAAGCACCAAACAATCAAAATCTATGTCATATGTAACGTATGAGCACGGGTGGATGTTCTGTTTGATATCAATAGTCCCTGACTTTGTATTAAGTAATACAGGATTGCATAAAAAATGGACTAGGTTATTAAGAGAAGATTACCCAAATCCTTCATTTGCTAATTTAGGAGATCAACCAATATACAATAAAGAGTTGCATATACTTGCAACATCGCCTGACGCTGTATTTGGATATATACCTAGATATTCAGAAATGAAATTTATGTCCAGTAGGGTATCTGGTATGATGGCCGCCGAATTATCATACTGGCATCTTGCGCAAGAAGTTTCGACAACTGTGGCACTTAATGATGAGTTTCTATATTGCAATAATAATGTATGGGACACTGAGCGGATATTTGCGGTTCAGTCTGCAATAGAAGGACAACAGTTAGACCATTTTGTATTGGATATATACTTTGATTTATCTGTTTTCAGAAAATTGCCGCGTTATCAATTACCTACAACGTTGCTACATTCATAATGTGGAATGCGACAACAAAATTAGAGTACTTTCGGCAGGAACACGCGCAAAAAATGGAAAGATATATAATGAAGATGTCTTGGTTCCATGCGGTCAATGTTATCCTTGCCGGATAAGACGTTTGAGTTCTTGGTTATTCAGATTAAGGCAGGAGTTACAGAAATGTAACTCCGCTTTTTTTGTAACGTTTACGTACAGTCCTAAAACAGTTCCAATGTCACAAAATGGATTTATGACGTTACGAATAAAAGATATGCAGGACTATTATAAACGTTTAAGAAATACATATCGTTATCGTGCAAAAAATCCAGTAACTGGAAAAATGAAATGGTATTATGATAAAGTACCAAATATAAAACATTACACAGTAGGAGAGTACGGAACGATTGGTGAACAATGCAGAAATAATGGTAGACCCCATTATCATGCAATTATATTTAATGCTCATGAACAAAACATAATAGATGCTTGGTCAAAATATGGTGATGAAATAGGTAATGTAAAGCTAGGTGATGTAAATGTAAAATCAATAGCGTACACTTTAACATACATAATAGTAAAATCAGGCATTGAAAAAAAACATGGTCGTGATGACAGGGTCAAAGAATCAAGTATAATGTCTAAAGGGATAGGACGTGATTACGTAACACAAGAAGTAATACAACACTATAAAACCAACATCGATAAGATGTATATTTTAGACGATGGAAATAAGCGTCTTGCGTTGCCAAAATACTATAGGAATCTTATATATGACGACAAGGAAAAGGCAAAGCAGACGCAAATAATACAAGAAGTCTTAAAATTAAAAGAGTTGCGTGATCATCGAACAGATGAACAAAAACGCAACGTAAAAATTCAAAATTTATTAAAATTTAAAAAACATAAATAATGGACAAATTCTTCGGAGGCTCAATTATCTCTGCAGGTGCTAATCTTCTTGGTAATGCAATAAACAGTTATTCAGTTGCTCAACAAAACAAAGCTAATCTAGCATTATGGAGAGAGCAAAACGAATACAATTTACCAAAAAATCAAGTACAAAGAATGAAGGATGCGGGCCTAGCCCCGCAATTAATGTACGGTAGTGGCTCAAGTGGTGGAGGTCAAGCATCTCCCGCACCACAAATGCAAAGACAAAATATGGATTTCTCGCAAGTAGGTTCAATAGTTAGTACCTATCTAGACCTAAAAGCAAAGGATACTGCTATAGAGAATACAAGGCAAAATACTGAAAATGTACGGTTAGACACAGTTGGTAAAAATCAAATTCAGGATATGAGTTTCTCAAGTGATTGGGAGTCTCAAGATGTAGACAGTAGAAAAACAAACTTTACCCCTTACTTCCGTAGGTACATGCAAGGTCTTGAAAATGAACAAATGGAGGGTACCCGGATAGGTGCACAAACCAAAAACATACAACAGGACACAATAACAAAAGGTAAACAATTCGATTTGCTTAAAATACGTGAGGAGATTGGTAAGGCTTCGATTGAACAATTGCGTAAAATAGGCATAATACCGGGTGTTGACGACGGAGATACACAGGAAATAAAAATGCTTTATTATATGATC